CGAAGTATGTAAATCAGAGAAGTTGAAATGCTCTCCGTCCCAATTGACCTTTGGATTATCTGCTCCGATATATCGTCGGTTGATGTATCCGAAATTATTCTCATAGATGGCGGAAGTTCCGAAGAATTGATTTTCACCCCAGTTATTCATCATAATACTCTCTGGAAACTGCTCACCGTAATAATTCACACCTGTTCGGGTCCCATTAAACAATGCGATAACTGGTTGAGCGGGTGCTGTGAAGTGTAAATCATAACCGAACTTTCGTCCTGCTTCAATCGGGTCTGGTGGATGGAAATCTGTTTCATAAAACCAAGTGGGGACAGTCAGAGAAAAAGGTCCGCCAAGATCCGTAGCAGTTTTAACGACGTGGGGGAAGATATTGATAAAGTCTCCTTCAATCCCTTCAAAGTTGTATCTCTCTTTTCCAAAACACCCATAAGTCAGACGATTCCCTTCTAAAGTAGGTTTGTCATAAAAAATATCACGATCCGCTTTATTATAATACACGAGGAGAATCTTGCTATATCTCTTGATAGTTTGATAAAACTGTTCTATCGGGTCGGGGTCAGTTATGTGCGTAGGTCTCAATAATGAGGAACCAAGCATAGCATAAGGAGGAAGGTCTGGGTTGCTGTAAAAATGGATATTGACGGCAGTTCCCTCGGGAACATCTGCTACGAGACTCGCATCAAGATCAAAAACCCAATTATTGCCAGAGCGACCCGTATCCTCCACCACGAGATCAAGTTGAGTAGGGGTTGTATATACATCAATCCTTATAAAGACATTAGGGGGCATAGCAAAATCGGGTGAATCAGTCGCATCAATCTGTAAAGTTGTATTCCCCGCAGTTTGAGGGACATCTGTGATGGATGGAAAGGTCGCTTGAAAATTATTAGGATTAATCTCCATCTGTTTCTCATTACTCTGACAATTCATATGAAAGAATCGGGTGTTATCTACTGTATGGTCGCTATTGTAGAAAGTTCCATCACCATATGTGAAGTTAGACGGGTCAGAACCGCTTTCCGCGTTCCACGATTCCCATATTTCGGGATAAAGTTCTTGTGAGTTGATAAAGTCTTTTAGGATTGTGAGATTTTCTTGAGTGTAGGGGATATTTGTTCTAAGAGGTTCATTTGCGTTATCGGGTTGAAAGGGTTCGCGTAGTTGTGATCCTAGGATACGATCACTCGTTGTAAATATATTATCTCCATCAGAACTAGCGTTCATATTGATAATCTCGCCTTTCTCAAATAACTCTGGTCTTTTCATCGCAATCGCTTGAAAATTGTTATAGAATGTATTACCCGTGGGAGTTGTCAGCATAGCGTCGTTAAACTGGGTTTCGGTGAATGAGTCAAGTGTCATACAATTGAAGGTTTTGTATGTGTTGCTCTCAATGGTTTTACTGATTGTGATGTTTGCGGTGGTGTTATCAGTTTCAACTTTAGTCGGATCCTCAGACCAAATCAACTCTTCGGTTTTCGCAACGAACTGAAGTTTCTCCGTAAGTTTTCCAGCGATGAATTGAGCAGAGGAGAAACCTTTCTCAACTTCAATCGGGAGTAATTCACGATAGCGATAAAAGGTTCTATACTCGGGTTCTTTTGTGAAATCTCCTGCAGGAGGTGTGTCGGCGTCAATGGTTGTTCCGGTTTGAATTCCGAGGTTAGAGTTTTTTGAAGCGAAGATAGTGAATTTTGAATTATCGTTTTTAACCCTTACGATTTGACTATTAGACCCGTCGGTTGTGCTGGGATTACTATCTCCATAAATACAGCGATAATAATCATCCTTAATAATGAATGGCGTGGGTCCTAGCGGGATAGGGGAAATGTATCCGTTAGACGCAATATCTTCGTCTTGTGTGTAGGGTCGGAAAGAATTCCCGGGGTCATCAAATCCACCAACTCCACTCGCACCCATATCCTTGAAAAACTTTCTAGGGAGAGTCGTGTATCCTGTCCCGTCGGTGTTCTTGTAATATCCAATCGTGAGGTTTGCGATGTTATCACGAAGTTCGCGTTCTTCTTCAATTTGCGTGATAACGCTGGTTAGTTTTCGGTTTGTGATAGGTTCGGTTGTTATCTTCTCAGTGATATACTTGAATTTTCGGGGTTTGCCGACAGTTTTCCCTTTTATCTCAATAGTCTTTGTAGTTCCCGCACCACGCTCAGAAATAAAAGCAGAATAGAGACTAACTTTATCGCCTGCTTTCAAATCATAGATATCACCAAGGACGCAGGTCCATTGTGCTGGATTGTCATTATTCCCTGTTATCGCTTCTTCGGATGTAAGGCGATTTGCCTCAACAATTTCGGATTCAATATATCCGCTCATTTATGATTAGTTATATTTTTAATCTTCAAAATATTTTATAGGGTCAAACTAAATGGCGTATAGTTCTGAAACAAAAGCAAAACCAGAAAAGAAAAAGATGAAGACTAAAACTCCTGCAGGAAAGATGACAGACAAGCAGAAAGCAGATTTGAAAAAGCATATGGAAAAACATAAGGATTTGAAGGATATGTCTCCTAGTCAGTTAAAGAGTCATAGGATGCGTATGATGGCGAAAATGCGAAAGGGGATGACAATCTCGCAAGCACACGCAGAAATCAAGAAGTAGATTTAGTCTTTGTCTTTTTCTTTTCAAGATGAACCTTATCTATCTTATATGCTTTTGATTTAGGATTGATTGAAGCATATACTCTCGCCATCGCCCACTGTTCCTTAGATCTCACTTGAGGTCTGACAGATTGCGGATTTGTACGGAATGCTCCCACGCCTTTATTATAGATTGTCTGCAGTCCTTTCAATTTATATCCTGTAGTTTTTGATATATCCTTGAGAGAATGTGATGTTCCCTTAGGGAACTTGTATTTCTTATTGTATTGTTCTTTGTATGTCAGAACCATTTAGCAATTGCTAGATTTTCGTTTTATAGTGAAAAGTAATGAAAAAACGCCATAATTATGTCATTTATAATCTCTTTAAGTGTCTAAAACCCCCGATTTAAAGTAAAATTTTAAAATTAGTGTTTAAATCCCTTATTAATAGACATAAATCCAGCAAAATACCACTTAAAACATATATATTTATCATATTATATAGAGAATAATGGGAAAACAATACATTCAAGGGGATATTCACGAAGTAATCAAGACTCTTGACAAGGACTCAGTTGATTTTATATATACGGATCCGCCATTCGGAATAACTCGTGCAGGATGGGATACAGGTTTGAGATGGGAGGAGTTATTCAAAGATATGTGGAGAGTTTTGAAACCGAAGGGAGTCATATGTATTTATGCTTCTATGCCTTTCAGTTATGAACTGGTGAAATATCAAAAACCGAAATATAATTACACGTGGATAAAGAACAACTCAACGGGATTTTTATCCGCTAAATATCAACCACTACGACAAACTGAAGAGATATTTGTTTATTACAAGAAAGCGGGGGGATATAATCCTCAGATGATAGGGGATAAGTTTTATCCTAAGAGAAATGTCAAATATGGCGGAAAGTCTGGATACTGGGGAAAAGATGGCGTTGATAAGAAAAACGAATATGATAAAAGCAAAGTTGCGGGTCATTACGGAAAATATCCGAGTAATGTGATAAACTTCCCTATTCGCAAGGATAAAACTGGTATAACCCGAACAGACGAACATATAGACTATTTTATCAAGACATACTCAAAGGAAGGAGATTCAGTCCTCGATATGACTTGTCATAATCATTATGTCGGTGATAGATGCGTCGCTTTGAACCGAAATTATATCGGCGTTGATATTGATCTATCAAATATCACTTAAAGAAAATATGTTTTTCACGAGATAAAATTAATAAGTTTTACTGTATAAATGCCGTACAAATCGGGAAAACTCAAAGGAGAACTGACTTCCGCTGAATTAAGGCGATTAGTTCGGTCTCATAATAAACTTATGAGTATCACAATCCCCACAAAGACCGATCGTGATGGGATTATCGCTTTGATTAAAAAGAACGGATATGAAGTAGATCACAAAGGTCAGAAACTTGTACCGAAAGTTAAGATGAAGCGAAAACCCGTCGTTCCTCTTCCACCACCACCTCCTAAGAAAACCGCAAAGGAAAAGGCGGATGCGAAAAAGACCCGAGCGAAAAAGAAAGAGATGGCGGAAGAGAGTGCGTTTGAGAGCAGGAAGAGAAAGATTGAGGCGGTCAAAAAGATTCGTCGTAAACCTCCTGCTAAACCTCCTGCATCGCCTAAAAAGAAAGCGAAAAAGAAACCGAAACCTCTGGCGATTGAAGATTTAGATGAAGAAAAACGCGAAGACGTAGAGCAAATTAGGGCGGGTGATAGAAGGATAGTGGAAGAATTAGAAACTGCTGCGTCTAATATCATTGAATATCACAAAAACGGGAAAAAGTTAAAAGGAACAGTATATAAATCCCGAAAACAATATCAGAAAGATGTAGATAGGTTGACTAGGACTAAATTAACGGGGATAATGCGACAACTCGCAACGCAAAAAGAAAGGGACCGAATTGATGAAGCGAAAAGGTTGATTAAAAACGGAGCAAAAGCACCAGCAGGACCACAACCCGCTGGAAAAATGGGGCAAATTGTACGAGTGGCGGAGAAAATGACTAAGTTTTATGCTCCATTTGATAAGGGAGGTCATCAAGGATGGGTTATCGGTCAGAAGAGTGTCGTGAAAGACCCTAAAACAAAACAGAAAAAAGTCGTCGCTGAGGGTGGGATTTATAAGGGGAGGGCGGATTATTTGAAAGACTTAGCAGTATTGAAATCGTGGACTGGTGGAGGGACTGCAGAACAGAAAAAGATGATTGAGGACGTTATGAAAAAAGCAGAAGCAGATAGAAAAAGTCCGAGTGATGTCGGGGTGAATGGTTTTATTGTTGATAGATCTCGTGGGAGACGCAATCGTGAATTCAAGGATAAATACAAAAAGACCATTTATCAAGTTCTCGGCGTAAAAAATAGAATTTATCCCGAAGATTTCAAGGTTGTTGCTACGGAACTCCGTCGCAAAAATCACCCAGATAAAGGCGGAAAGGCGGATAAATTTGCGATGATAAATGAAGCAATTCAAATTATGAATGAAACTTATAAAGGATATGTAAATCCTTAACTACGCTTAGGATTGTATTTTTTTATATATGAGTCTTTATTATGTCCGCCCCGATAGAAAAGAGTCATTCTAAGAATGATCTGATTGATCTCGTCAATACTCTGGAATTGAGGATTGTATTTAGTCATCAAGATAATAAGAAATCTATTCAAGACAAACTCATAGAAATCCTACAAAATCACAATCTTCAGAAACCTTTTAAGGTGAATAATGTCTATAAAATCAAGAATTACGCGGATCTTCGCGTATATTTGAAAAACAAAAATCCGAAAAAGTTCTTGACTGTAAAGGAAAAATGCGAAATTATGCGGATATGTAAGCATATAATTTCGTATTGTAATACGGGATATAATTTGAGTCTCAGCAATCATTACAACACAAAGCAGGAAATCATTGATGATATGAACTATATCAAAGCATATGGGGATATTCCATCAGTTCGGCGAGCGTGTAAATTGATTAACAAATATGAGAAAACTGAAGAACATTTTGTCCCCATAATTTCCCCACAGGTTCAAAGGAAACTACAAGATAAGATTTATACTCAGCAAACAATAGCAGGAAAACTTAGAATCAAACGTGAAGAGATTATTCTCACATTTGATTAAAGATTTGTGTGTAAATGCGTTTTAATCTAGTTTTTTTTCTATTTCCATCTTATAAATGGGAAAGATTGCAGATGACCGAAAATTTGGAAAACGTGCGGAAACTCTTGTCAAGGATGTTTTGGAGACTAAGTTCGGGGCATTAACACAGGATCCGGAACGTTATGCGAGTTTTGATTTTTACAATGATAATTTCTATGTGGAGCATAAACAGAGAAACATTCCTTTCGCAAGATTTGATTCACTTATGTTAGAACGTAGCAAATATGACAAATATCTGAAACTAAGGGAACACGGGAAACGATGCTTTATCGTATGGTCGCTTACAAATGGGCGATATGTTTGGGAATTTCAAGATCAATTTAGAGGAGATGATGCGGTTTTTTATGAAGAAGTCAAGAGCATAAACCGAAAAACCTATACACAAGTCTCAAACGTGATTAATGTCTTTAATGAGGAAATTGAAAACTTTGATGAGTTCAAGGTTTAAAAATAAAATCTGCTTTGAGACTATAATGAATAGTGATCCAGAAGATATCCGCGGAATTATCCAGAAGGCAAGACCTAATCTGAGACCCAGCAGTATCACGCAATATGATGCTAATCTCCGCAAGGTTCGGAGTTTGTTTGATGCTGATTCGTACAATTTTTTGAAATCACCGTCAAAAGTAGAGGATAAAATCAAGGATTTACATTTCACGACACGCAGGAATATCTTGAATGCGATTATCGTTTTCCTTTTAGCAATTGATAAGGATAGTAAGATGGAAAAGTTAATCTCCGAATATTCGGAGGTTCGTGATGAGTTGAATCAAAAGTATATTGATGACAACAAGAGCGGGATTATCTCAGAAAAGCAAAAGGTAAATTTCGCAAAAATGGAGGAGATTGATGATATGGTTGAGCGTCTTCGTCTTGAAGTTAATGCTTTGCGAAAGAAGAATAAGATGACTCAAAATGATATTAGTCGCCTGCGAGCGTATGTTATCTTTTCTATGTTGAAACGTCTCCCTACTAGGAATGATATGAGTGGGATGAAACTTATCAATCAAACTATGTATAAGAAACTAACACAGGAGGAAAAGGAAGCGAACAATTTCCTCGTGGATCAAAAGACTAAGATGAAATTCGTGTATAATGTTTATAAGACTTCAAAAAAGTACGGGGAAAATATCATTGAGGTTCCGGAAGATTTGAAACCTATTCTCAGAATGTATATCAAAACTATGGGGATTAAAAACGGCGATGTAATGTTTGATATGACAAGAAACGCAATCTCGCAATTACTCACAAAACAATCGCAAAGGTTAATCAGTAAAAAGATATCCTCAACTATGATGAGGAAGATTTATTTGTCTGACAAATATTCAGAAGTAAATGAGGAAAAGGAGAAAGACAGCAAGATTATGATGCACGATGTCAATACTGCGAATCTAGTTTATACTAAGAAATCTGATTAGAGATTATACACATCAACGCGACCTCCTTCAAGCGAAGCGGACCGCATATATTCGCAGAAGTTTCTCAGAGTGCTCACTTCGTTCCTATGTAAATCGCTCTTAAGATGAAGTTCAATCCCGCGACTTCCCACGCGACCACCCGTCAGTTTTGTGGCGTTGAAGAAGAATCTTCCGCGTAATTCTTCCTGCGATATATCCTCAAATGTGTTATCAGTTCCACCATCAAATCCGCCACCCTGCGAAGAATACTCATTACGAGAAACAAAGACCATTTGCTCGGACCTCTGAAGAAGCGAATAAAGTCGCGCGAGATTTGTGATATTGGTGGAAAATTCAAACTTATCGTTATATCTGAGATTGTAAGAGAAACCCGCGGGTTGGTCGTTAACGAGGGCAGGAGACAGAGATCCAGTTCCCAGCAGTAATTCATCTTCCACGCCTCTCGCTTGGTTAAACATAGTAATAACCTTAGAAACCAGACGAGACGCCATCCCCAGATTGCGGACTGTTTCACTCTGAAGTGATGCCCGCGAGACTGTCGTCGAGACCGCACGATAATCAACAAACGGGAAGGTCAAAACCTTATTCGCCTCAGCATATCGCTCCATTTCATCGCTCGCCCCATAATACACACTGTCAAAGCACATCTTCATCTCGTTGCGATCAATTGCGAAAGTCTGGGCGGCGGTTCCGTCTAGAAGGACTGCACGATGATCTACGGGTGGTTGAAGGGTCAATTCTATGACGACGGGTTCGTCCATCATATAGAGAGGAAGTTGATGAACCTTGAGGAATGGGAACAGGTCCGACAAATCAATCGCATACGATGGAGATTCTTCGGGTCTATCACCCTCCATAACAGCAAAGGGCATTTGGCGGCAATCGTGAGATGTTCCGTATTCTGGGATGACGGGTTGGCGACTTGTCATAAGCGAAACACCTAAGGCACCGCTTTCCGCACCATCTTCAAAATCAAACTGCTGACTCATATATCTTCCCGTTGTGTAGAGTTCCCGCTCTACATTATTTTCGTTAGAGATTTTTGTGGAATGGAATGCGTGAAGATAATCCCAGTCGCTAATCTCATTCAGAACCTTGTTCCCGACCTTCAAGACTGCTTTCTTGACAACCGAACCAACGCCGATATTCGGAGGGTAAACCGCCCGAGCGACCGCGGCCACGGGCGTGAGACTCACGAAAATCTTTGAGTGAGAGTGAAGAAATCCCTTCTGTTGAAGTTGGAAACGCACGAAACCATCAACACTAGCACCAGAACCCTCTTGAAAAATCACGGGTTCCAGAAGATCGGTTTCAACCTTCTGCAGATAATTCACGGGAATTGAACCGAGTCGCATAAAATTCGGGACTTCGGGTCTGTACTGTTGTTCTACACGAGGAGCGGAATCAGATGGAGGAGGACCAGACATATTTATGATATAATGGATATTTGTTTTTTGATGTAAAAATAAATTAAATCTGTTGATATAGAAAACATTATCTAAGTGTTTTTCCTACAAGATGTCGGTGTATTTCGCCTTTTATTGAATAACCACGCCATATTTTACATAATTCATTAAGGTCGGTGTTTTTTCGTTTACTCTGATTATACCCGATAATATCTATAAACTTCGGGTGATTATATTTTTTGAGAAGTTTTCGCATATGTTCCGCTTCAAAAAAAAAGACCCTTTCACAAAAAGAATTAGTCTTTTGAAAATCACCGCAATCCGTAATCATTTTAAACCAGTGAGTCGGACATTCTAATTTTTTATGAGGATAAAACAAGATTTTCGCGTCATCGGGTTTTTGTTCTAATATCTTGTACGGGTCGCATAAATACGGTGCGATTACATCGTGCTGAATACAAAACAACCATTCAGAATTACATTTTTCAAGTATATCCCTTATTCCACCGATAAACCAGCGATGATCCTTTGATTCAACCACACAATAATCGGGATAATCATTTTTTAGTCTTTTCTTATATTCGGAATATTTTTCAATTATTTCGGGTTTTGCGTTTTCTTCGGGTAAACCATCACAAATAATAAATCTTTTAGAGAATGGTATGTGTGAAATACTTGATATCGCCTTATCAATAAAATTTTCTTGAATTATCGGGGAAGTAGCAATAATCAAATCCATCATTATTTAGTGATTATTTTTTTTTCTGAGTGAAACATAATGACTAAAACGTTTGTCATAAATCTCGCATCAAGACCCGATAGATGGGAATGGTGGAAAGATAAAGATGTGATACGCTGGGGGGCAACTAGCAGGGATGAAATTGATCCTGCAGACCCTATTATGGATGATATGATATCATATCACAATATCCGACATACTCCACAACATACGGGAAAAATTGCGTGTTTTTTGAGTCATACGCGATTATGGAAACATATCGCCGAAAATCAAATAGATGATGTTTTGATACTTGAAGATGATGCTGTGGGAATGTGGGACGGTGATGCATCATATTTAATGAATGATGGAATCACATATTTCGGAGGATTCTTTACAAGTCCTAAGATAGGTCAAAAAGTTGATAGGAAGAAATTAGAAGATGAATTATTATACGGACTAAATTTAATTGATCCTTCAAAATTTCGTGTGATGTGTTGCTTGGCGTATTATATCCCACGCTGGGAACTAGCAGGCGAAATGTTTGAAAGGGTGATAAATCAGTCGCGATATCGAGCGATTGATGTAATGTTGTCAAAACTAGATATCGGGCAATATTTCATTTATCCCGCTAAGTATTGCGAAAGACACGATAATCTCAGTGATATTCGTGGAGTCAAAAAAAAGTTCGCAAATTCCGATTATGAGTTCAAGTAAGTGAATAATATCCGTGGTCATCAATTTGAATTTCTAAATCTTCTGATTCCTCATCAGTCCACGCCTCTGAATCTGAAGAGGTATCTTGAGGATGATGATACTGTGTTGATACATAATCAAAAAGTTCAAGGACAAAAGAAAAAGTCTGATGATTTATCCCTTCTGGAAAGTTGTCTTGTAAAAATGCGAGGACTTGTTCCGACATCTTTAAAAGATTTTACAAAAATATTTTGAAGATTAAATTTAAGATTTCTACTGAAGCATCTGCACACCACTCTGAGACCACACCAGAACCGCCCTCGCCTTTGCGTAGATAAACACAGACTGAGGCGAATCAGTTGTAAGGTTTGATTCAAGGGATAATCCCCACTGTAGGCGACTGAAGTCCTGCCCGCTGTTAAACTGCGAGTATTTCTGACCGATTCCGAAAAGAGCACCGCCATCGCCCAGAGACTTGTAGGAATCCTCGCCAGATCCCAGAGTATAATCACGGTTATTATTCACGGTTGAAACAGAGCAACGGTCAACCAGATAATCGGGAATCACAGAATCCACGAATGCTTTAAGTACTTGCGGATCAACCACGGCGACATCAGCATCGCGATCAATTGAAGTGACGATATCATATTCGCAAGGATACTTCACGCCACCTCTTAACCACTGAACCCGCTTGAAATGAACCAGAGAATCATCATCATTAGACGGGTAAGTTGTCGCATAACCATTCTGAGTTAATGTATTGATATGAGACGACGGGCAGAAGTTCAAAAAGACGCTCTGAAGTTGCTTCAAACCCAGCGAAAACTGTAATTGAGCGTTTGTTGAGTTGATGCTCGTGTATAGTGAGGTGATTGTATTGAATTCAATCTGACCCGAAGATTCCCGCGACATCGTCGCCATCTGGTCGGCAGGGATATCAGCAACTTCAAAATCAAGCGACAAATCCTTGAGTTGATAATGACAATCACCGATTTCAGTCGCAACGCCTCCGGGGTTGAAGAGGGCATTAGAATCTGGTGCGAGATGAATCTCAATCTGAATCCCACCGAAAGAGGTCTCCATCAAGTTAATGTTATTTCCGCTCATCAAGAAACCACAGGGCAAATGACAGGAGAAAGACTTCTTCACATCTGCGGAGGCAACCGCTCCATCGGTGGCGATTACTGTCGTAAAAAATACTTCTGGGTCGGGCATAATCAACGCCGTCTCGTTGAGTCCGTGCAGGAGGTCTTGCTTTGAGGAACCCAGTCCGAGGAATGTTGACAAATAGCGGGGATAGTGGCGAATATGCTCGCAAATCTGCTTTGAACGATTATGACGGATAATCAATTGATCCATCACGCCATAGATTCCCAGACGATTATCCATTGTGACGCGGTCGTCCCCAGTATCCGCAACGACAACGGGGGCAGGTGGCGATGCGTTGTCCTTGAAAACAGATAAATCACCCGTCAGACGGATTGACTTCGTGTCAAGGATTCCCGCCTGTGCTTGAATCGTAAAGGATAAAATAGGGAATCCATTCTTGAAAGAGATCTTCCCATCGCTAGGAATATTATCGGGGCGAACGGAAACATATCGCGAAGTACTCATTTATGATTATGAGACGCATTAAAAAACAAAAGAGAAAATAACTAAACTTTTTAGATGAAGATGATATCTTGAGGTAAGTCCATTTTGTAGCAGAAATACAAACAATCAAAACTCGGAGTACTTTTTTGATTCGGGCGGAAGTTGTATCTTTTCGGTGGAATGATGATTTGTATTTTATCCTTCAAAGGTTTGAAATATTGATAGCACATCGTAGAAACGGGCATAATCAGAATAAACGGTTTATCAATTGCTAAAAGTCTTTTGAGGACTTGTTTTTTAATGCTGAAAGGTGGATTATCTATGATTATCTCACCGTGATTATTTTGAAAAAAATCTTCATCTTTATGAATGATATCAAATCCTAGAGTTTGTAAATGATGCACTCCTTGATAGTAAAAGGGACACCATATCTTTTTATCCTTGGGGATATATTGCTGAATATTCGCCCAGACTTCAATCGGAGTTTCGCAATCATCAGAAACTTTCGGGGAAACTTTTGAATATGTCGCCATTATACTTATTCTCTATTCTAATTATTGAAGAAAACCTTAAGTCATTACACAACGACTTCAACAGCACCAGAACCTCGCATCACAAGGCGGCGGATGTGGAAACAGAATGAATTAATCATTTTCGGTTTTGTAGGTGCCGAGGTTTCTTCATACTTGAGAAGAACCGAAAGGTCTTTTCCACGCAAATCCATCGCACCCGAACCTATCGCAAACCCGCGACCTAGAACCCAGTTATCGAGGAACTTCGTAAATGAACGGGGCGTAATCCCAGCATTATCAAGGGACTTCTCTAACTCAAACAGGTGGAAAGCATCCACCGAGTTCCTTGTCGCACACTTCTTAGTTGAAATGGGACGAGATGGAACAAGTTTCCCATCTATCTGATACTGTACTGACGACAGGAAATCACAGCATCCCACATAACCCGAGCGATTGCTATTCAGCGTGAGATCTGCTTCATTCTCAGCGATGGAGTAAGTACCCGATGCAGATATCAACTGAGCGGATGTATAGACCGATGAATCAGTCGGAGAAATCAAAATAGATTTCGCCCGCGAGTTTGATGCGTGTACGAGGAAGGAAGTCTGGCGGTCGCTTGCTAGAAGCGAGTTCTTGTAAGTGGTGACGCTGTGGATATCAAACTCTATCGCTTTTCCTTCGCGAATCTTCGCCATCATACCCGCCTTAAACTTCGGGTCCAGATCCACCTTATGACACACGAGATTAACGTTTGACATAGTGTAGGTCGCATTGTAGGACGAATTCGCATCACCAGAGGGACCACAAACCGAAACACTCGCAACACGCCATTCATCTCTAACGATAGGTTCGCCCGATGTCTGGTCAATGGTTGTCGCAGATTTGATTTCAATCAGACCATTCGTAGCACACGCATTAATTTCGCTAATGATCCACTCCGCCGAAAGTGTTGCCTCAAGTTGATTAGATTCCTTAATGAAGGTGATAGATTCACCGACAACAAACGGACACGCATCAGTCTTTTCACCACCGAAAAGATTGTTATCATTTGTCAGATAAAATGTATCTTGACCCTCAACAGCGGTGACCACCTCTATCGCTCCCGGTGTGGTCGGAGTTCCAACAACAGCAGGATCGGGAACAAGCAAATCGCCGACCGTGTATCCCACTCCGGGTTTACTAATAGAGGCGGCCGTGATAGCATTACCCGAGACAGTCAAATCAAGCGTCGCACCCGTGCCCGTGCCTCCAGTTGTGGCGACATCTGTATAAGTACCATCATCATAATCCGCTCCCGCCGTTTGTATGCCGACCGAATCAAGAGCACCAGTTTCACCCCAGTTCTCGGGAGTTGTTAAAGAACCATTTACAGAGTGGAAAACTGGATTCAGTTGAAGCTTGCGTCCTGCGACAGCCGTGTCAAGTTGCTTAATCACCCGAGAAGCAGGCTGAAGATCCAGCTCGATATACAGACCACCGCTCATCATCACGGGGAACATCTTGCCAGAGAAGACGCCAGCATGAAGAGGGACGCAACATTTTGCAGTCGTGAAATCACCATCCGACATTACCGCCGATTTTCCTGCACCAACCTTAAAATAAGGATTCGTGAAAGTGTCGGTGTATTCCGAGCGAATGTTTCCAAGTGTGCCTTGATTCAGACGAGAATGAGCGGTTCCGCCTTCCTGCATCGCTCTAAGGGAACGTGCTGAATCATCAGTATCGTAATCATACTTCATCGCAACAAGGGAAGAATACTCATTAATCTCCTCAATCAGATTCCCGCGAGTGCCGTCATAGATTCGCATATTCTTGATAAGGATTCCGCCTCCCGCGTGATCTAACTGGAGAAGGGTCGGATGCTTCGTAGAATCAAGAGCAAGTTTCAAATCAAACTGAAGAAATGACTTTTTCCCGTCAACAAACTCAACAGTCGGAGGAACAAAAAGCGAAACCTTCTGACCACCCGAATAACTGAGACCATTCTCAGCAGGGATTTCTACCTTAGATTCTCCAATCTGGACGATGTTATCAGTGCTCCAATACGACGACATTTTATGAAACTATCTATATAAAAATATCCACGAAATTTTAAAAAATTAAATCACATAAATGAGCGTGGTGGCGGATCTTGACGGATTATCGGCGTGGTCTGATGAAGTGGAGAAACTCTTAGCGGAGTGGTCTGAAAAAGCGTCTTGTTATAGATGGATTCATAATCGTGCGGAGAAAAAATATCGCAATCGCTATTATTCTTTTAGTATCCCCGTGATAATTCTTAGCACTCTTACAGGTGCGGCGAATGTGGGTTTAAAAAGTTATGTTCCCGAGGAAAGTCAATCCACCGCTCAAGCAGTTGTCGGGTGTGTGAATATATTCGCAGGAATCTTAGGGACTCTTCAGAATTTTCTCAAAGTAGCGGAAATTATGGAGAGTCATCGTGCATCGGGGGTTTCGTGGAGCAAGTTAGGGAGAAATATTTGTATAGAATTAGCAATTGATCCTGCTAGGCGTACGAACTGCCACGATTTTCTCGCAATATGTCGGGCGGAATATGACAGACTAATAGAACAGAGTCCGATGATTACTGATGATATCATCAAACAATTCAACAAAAAGTTTAAAAATTACGATTGCGATGTCGCCCGACCATCTATCACAAATGGATTAGATAGATGTATCATTTACAAACATCCGGGAGAAAATTCTAAAAGCGAGTTAGATTTAATGCGTCAAGAAAGTGGTGAAGAACCAGAACCCGAATCAGAAGTAGGTCCTTAATTCGTCATAAAGATTTGAAAGTCTTTGAAAGATTCCAGTATCACCGCCTTTATCTGGATGATGTATTTTTGCTAAATTATGATACTCCTTTTTCAAATCCTCAAAAGATTCGCTTTTACGTAATTCACAAAATTCAACTTCATAATCATCCTCAGAATCAAATGATCGAGTCTTTTCATCAAAATTATCCTTGAAAAATGTAAAGTTATCTCCTCTAAATTCTCTTTCTATTTTTGCCCGATATTCTTCACGACAGCAAACACAAGGATTAAAATTAGGAATCCCGTGCGGACAATACATTCGGTTTTTATAGAGGCGATTGAATCTTTCATTTTGAATCGGGTCATCGTAATATATTCGCGTCATTTGAAATAAATCTTCTTAGAAATTATTTCCGAGATTTATCTCTTTTTGTGCGGTTCTTTTTTTGTTTTCTGCGTTGAGGTTTTTTTTGATTCTGAGGTTTCTTCTTCTTTTCCATCCCTTCAAAGATTTCTTGAGGTTTTATCTTTTTGTCCGTAAGCGGTGGAATTTTGACGGGAGCGACTTTTTGATATGACGGAGTTTCTTCAGTGGTTTCCATCATTTTATAGTATAATTTTACATTTGAAAAAAATATAACCTAACGTTTATAAAATGTCCCTTGTTATTTGTAGCAATCAAGACAGCGATTCGACGACCTCAACAACTCAGCAGAGTATTTATAAACCGTATTCTTTCAGAAATGGTTTGAGTAGCACTTACACTATTCCGAAAAACGGACAAGTCGCCCTTCAATCTTGTAAATACAACCTTGACGGAACTATTCCTTTGAGTGGTTCGGACCAAGTATTATATCAATATTTCGGGACGGATTCAATTTCAGAATCGGAGGATCCTGCTAATCAGAAGTTTGATATAAACCTCAACTCCGCATCAGTTCCTATCAGAACACAGATTTTTAAAGGGCGGAAAGATACAATTGAAGAGGTTTCTGCGGTTCAACTTGCGGACGAACTTCAAGTCGCTATGAATGACAGTGTGATGCATCCCAATCTTCGCGACCTAGTTTCTGTTGATGTAAAGCGTGATGGAACCTCGGGTGAATTCACTGGATATGATATAGAATACGATCAGTATGTGGGAGAGGGAGTCAGTAAACTTCCTGCAGATGATGAGGTCATTGACCAAATGGACGGAAGCGTACTTACTTCTGATGGGAAGTATGACAACTTTGAATATGAGGGCGGAGACTTCACGGGGTATGCTCAAAAAGATGGGAGTGGAAATCCCGTTCCCGGAGTCCCACAAAAACCAGTCGTAGGAGTTTTAGCATCAAATCCTATTTCTGCTTTCGGTGGAGAGTTAGTCGTTGATATCACCGATCCGAATGATAATGATCTTGAATGGGGTGTCGGATTATCGCGATATGTCAATCATACTAGAAACTTTACGGGAACTCCTCATATGAGGATGCCGAAATATGCGGTTCCTTCTACACTTTACGGAGCGACTCAACCGAGCGATTTTTTCTTTTTTGATTATATCGTATGTCGTAAGGGGGATAAACTGAAAGTTTATCATATGGCGTGTGATAGTGGGGTGAGGACAACACGGGGGGATGTAATACTTTCTCGCGAGTTAGTATATGGTTCGGAGGAGGTATCATACAATTATGATCTCAAAGATAATGCGAATGCTTACGCAAAGGTAAAGTTTATGGTGATGGGACAGAGGATAGAGATTTATATGCTAGAAGATGACGATAGCGAACATCTACTTTATACATACAATCCCGAAGTAGAAAGCAATTCTAACCAACTTTCGTGTATTTCGCAGGCAAAATGGAATTTGTATCCCCTGCTTTATCTTCCGATTAATCTTCCACGAGCGACGGCGTTATATGTTCAGTCATTTATCGGTTGTCAGAATGAAATCCAGACCCTTAAACAGAGACTTGACGATGGAATTCCCCAAACGGTTTCGTGGTATAATTCCATTGAAGGATCCACGAATGAAGGTCTCGCATCTTCACTTGAAAATAGACCGTGGAATGATGCGGTTCTTCTGGGGGAACTCTGGGAGACTTATATGATATGGGCGACTGTTGAGGACCCATCCACGCCAATCAATCTGGAAAACTATCTCATAATGAAACCCAGCAGGACATTCTCTCCATCAAGGGGGGCAAATACTCAATCGCTTCTAGGATTCACGGCAACTCCTAATAATAATTATGTTCCCGATGGACTCTTGAGAACATTTAGTTCTGATGTGGTTCCACAACTTTTAGCAAGTCGCTCAATGTTTGTGCGTCTTGAAAATATGACGCAAAACTCCCTCAACTCAAGGGTCGGAAATCGCTCATCAATCATCGCACATCTCCCGCGATTTGACGGACAAGTGGAAACGGGTAGGATTTATCACGAACCCAAGAATCTGATCTTCCTAGACCTTAACAACTCTCAACCGATGCGAGTCTCGTCCTTTGACATCTCATTCGTGTATAGTAATGAGCAATTCGTCCAATCACTCACGGGGCAGAGCGTGGTTTGTCTCTATTTTCGCGAGAAACCATCGGAAAAAATCCAGCAGGTTTAAGTGTTTGACCCGAAAACGCGTTAAATTATGTTGATGATTATTTGTCATTAGTTTTTTCATTTGAATTTATTATAGTTGAGTCAATTATAATGAGTGATCCTCCGCCCGAACTGACGCTAAACTTCGTTGATGATGCAGAACCCCCAGTTTATACAGATGTCCCAGAACTTAACGAGCAAGATGAACCATCACCTATTGTAGAGATAAAAGCGATGATGGAAAAGGAACCTATGAATGATGATGATATATTCGGGGACGAACCAGAAAAACCTCCTACGCCTAAGCAAGAACCCAAGGAACAACCCAAGGAAACGCCAAAGAAGAAGACTAAAGAAAAACCAGTCAGATATAACAAGGACGGATCAGTAAGGAAACCTAGGCAATATACTGAAGAGCAACGAAAAGCAATGAGCGAGCGTATGAAACGCGTACGTCTTGAAGCAGGGAAAAACAAGAGCAAAAAGCAAGAGGAAAGGGCAAAGGAGCAAAAGCATAAGGAATTACTCAAGGCAAAAAGGGATATGGAAATCGCTGAGATCGAGGAGAAGATAAAGAAAAAGTCTCAACCCAAGGCGGAAAAATCAGAAACTCCTCCTCCTGCACAAGGACAATTATTCACAAAGGAAGACATAGAGAAGGCACAATTTGACGCAATCCTCAAGTATGATACATTACGTAAGGAAAGGAAAGCAAAGAAAAAGCAGGTGAAACAGGTGGAACAATATCATCAAGATGTGAAGACTAATCTCAAAAAGGAATTAACGTGGAGAGATGTGGCGGGTCCTTATTCAGACTGTTTCTAATTAGTTTATGGATATATCCATACATTTGCTAATATTTGTGTAATTGATAATCAAAATTGATAATTTCTATATAGTATTCTCTGAAATATTACGAAACGTATGGATATATCCATATATTTAAAGATTATTTTCTAAGGGTTGTTATAATGGAAGAATCAAAGGTTCCCGCGGTTAAGGATATTCACTTCACGTGGTACGGAAAGGCGACTAAGTGTTCTAAAACTAAATTAAATCAGATGAAGGGTGATATCAAGCGGGGAAAGTGTAAGTCTCACCGAATTATGATAGAGGGTTATGGGCGTATGCTAGAATGGGAAAAAAATATAGTGAAAAGGAAGAATCAAGAAATCATTGATGTTAAGCGTGATGCAGAGCGAAAACAACAAGAAGAAATCAATCGTATAAGCAATATTGCTAGGGAAGATGAGATTTTTATGATAAATTTCATAGAATCACTTGATCCCTCTGTAGTGAAAAGAGCAAATGAAGAGTACTGGGATAAGTTCGGCAAAGTAATCGGTGGGACTGGTTTCAAATGTATGGATATATCCATATAAAATAAGCACTTAAACATTTCTTCAATACTTTGAATAGTGAATAGATGGATCTGGTTGAGAAATTTATCAAGTATTCTTGCGAGGAAGTAGATAATTATGTATCTGTGGATGGAATAACTCCTATCGCCCCTCCAGAAGGAAGTCTAAGGACACTATGGGACTCGTTTCTAGGTTGTATGGAAGAAATAGAAGTTCCTAAAAATAAAATCCCTTCACGAAAATTATTCAAAACTGTTTTGATAGAATGGCAAAAGAAAAGTAAATACGGATGTGAATTAGGTGTTCGTGATAGTGATAACAAGATAAACGGAACACTAAGATCTCCTAAATTTAATCTCAACTGTCATTTTAATCATACTGCTTCAGATTTTAAAGACGAACCTCAAGAACCTCAAAATCCTAATCTTCCTAATTACAATCCCTCACCAGAGGAATTATTGATCGCTCAGATCAAATATCTTGAAACACAGAATCAAAAACTTAAGAATAAAAACGAAAAGTTTCAAAAGATGATTAAGGTTCTATTAGAAGATTGACGCGTAAAATTGAAACCATTAAAAATATATATGTCTGAATAAATGGAACGTTCCGCACCTGTTATCAAAAAAGTCAAGGATGTTGAAGAATCCGATAAATTTGACGGAATACACGAAAACCTTCCTCAGATGCCGAGTCTATGTTTAATCATAGGATCCGTCCGTAGCGGGAAATCAAACCTGCTCGTTAATTTCTTCTGTAATCCGGAGTTTTATAAGGATAGGTTTGATATTGTCAAGATTGTAAGCACAACTCTCGGGTCTGATACAAAGGGCAAAATTCTCGCTAAGCATTTTGATTGCGATGACCATTATGAAGATAAACTTATTGAAGAGATAAAACAGTCTCAGAGTGAGTATGAAGAAAAGAAAGATCGCCCGACTTTTGCTCTTGTGCTTGATGATGTATTGACAAAAGACTTTTCTAAAAATAATGCGGTTTCGTTCTTCTCGACGAGATTTCGTCATTACATAGATTTCTATGTTATCGCAACGCAAACCTTTCGGGCGGTTTCGGGAATGATTAGAAATAACGCTCAATCAGTTCTTATAGGTCGTCAGCAAAATCAGAAGGAGTTAGAAAAAATCGCGGAAGAGTATGGGTCTCTTGTAGGCGGTATGGATAATTTTATGAAACTCTATAAGGAAGTTCATAAGGAGAAGTATCAGTTTATGTATCTTGATTTGACATCTAATCCTGCTAGGGTTCTTCGTAATTTCACGGAGGTCATATATGAGGGAGGGGACGAGTAAGGATAAACCTTTGTTTTTTTCGCTTATGGATAATAATATTAATTATCCTATAAAATGGACCTCTTCGTGAATGATGTCGGGGATATTTCTGCTGGAAATATGCGTAATCGTGCACAAGAATCGGCAAATCGGGCAGTTGACGAGCATAATCAAATCCTTGCGGGTCAGATTACGCAACTCCATAAAAACCTTCAAGAGAAGAAATCCGCGATTACGGAGAATGAGACAATGAAGGATGTTCAAGATGGAGTTCAAGCATTTATGGGAGCGGGTCAAGTCAGAAGTGCTTTGAAAAATTATCAAGAAGCAAGTGCGAAAGGTATGACTAAATCTGATGCTCTTGCTTCTGCTATGCGTCAAGGTGCGGAGGAAAAGAGTGTAGGTCAAGGTGTTTCGGGTGAGGTTGAACGAACGGCAAATCCTCTTTCAACAGATAGTGCTCCTGCATCGGCAACACCCGAGGGACAAGCAGCAACGGGATCTTCAGAGGTTGCTCCCACAGTTGAAGAACACGAATCTCTTACAGTGGGTGAAGGTGAATCGGGCGGAATGTTGAAAAAGGGGGTAAAGCAAACTCTCGGATTATCTGAAGAAGGTGCGGGGAGACTTATGCGAGGAGTCGGAGCAGTGGGTTCCGCCGCTCAAGGTGGTTATGACTTATTTCAAGATATCAAAGCGGGACACGTCGTAGGATCTAATGGGTGGGAAAAAGCAGGAAACATTACGCAAATCGGAGCATCTGCTTTAGACCTCATAGGCATCGCTTTCCCTCCTGCAGAGATTGCTGGCGGTGTTCTGTCTGTTGTGGGTGGAGGTCTTGATGCTGTCGGCGAAATGTTTGAAAGCAAAAAGGACAAGGCAGAAGCAGAACAGCAGGAAGATGATGCCGAAGAAAAAGAACAGAAAGAAAAGGAGATTGAAGTTCCAACATCATCCGCTCCTCAAGTGGCGATGGCACAAGTCCAATAATTTTTAGTCTTCTAAATATTTTTGTAAAAGATTATATATCAGATGGATCGCAGTCAAACACCCACAAACGCAGAATTTCGCGCCGAATGTACTCGGATGATGAAAGTGCTAAAACATCAGTTAGACTTGATTCAATCTGATATATCGTCTATAAAACGTGATATCTTCTTATTGAAGACAATCAAAGAGGTTAAGTCAGAAACTCTGAAACTAGAACCAGAACCGAAACCTAACACAACAAAGGAGGAGGAATATGCTGGGGGATGGCGTTTCTGGTGATTATTTTTATGGAAATATCCATACATTTATCTAATTTTTTGTAATTGATTATCATAATTGATAATTTCTATATAGTATTATCTGAAATATATAAAAACGTATGGATATATCCATATTGATTATTTTTTGAAAAACTTAGCATTATACATTTTGATGAGTTTTCTTTTATCCGTTGTAGGTTTTCCTGTTTGCTGGAAACCCGACCACGTCAAATAATACGCAAGATATCCTGCACGAAGTGGATCTTTTGTCCGCAAATCTCTCGCGTGGCGTTTCAAATATGAATCTCTCCTTTTGACATCCTTATGCTTCAAATAATCATCACGATTAGGATCTCCAAATGAAACCGTTTTAAATTTATTCTCGGGCATACGAAAAACAGCATTCCACTTTTTCTTAGGATTAGATGATCTCTCAAGTTTGATTAGGACGGGCATATGGTTTATTTTACAAAATAAAATGTCGGATGTATTTATACTATGAGTTTTGTAAATGATGAAGATTCAGATAATTATGCGACAGATAAAAAAGGGTGGGAGATAATTAAACAATACATCCCACGCGATAAAGTGATATGGTCTCCTTTTTATTGCGACGGAAAACAGAAGGATTATTTTGCTGATATGGGATTTGATATCATTCATCAAGACGAGGATTTCTTTGAAAACGATAGAGGAGAAATCATCATTGATAATCCACCTTTCAGCAAAATGAGAGAGATATGTAGTAGATTGAAAGAATTAGATAAACCTTTTATTTTGATTACACCAAGTATTACATTATTAAGTAAATGGTTTCAACTACTTTTTAAAGATCATTTACAAACAATCATTCCTTTAAAAAGACCAACATTTACTCATTATAAACATAACAAAAAAGGATATAGTCCGCCGTTTGGGACAATCTATTTATGCTATAAAATGAATCTAGAAAAAGATTTAATATTCATTGATTAGGATTGACAATGCTCTGAGGGTTATTCTCACAAATAAAAATCTTTGAAGATATAAATGGATTATCCCGAAGTCTCAATATTAATCCCCGTGTTTCAAAGACACGAATTTTTGAATCTGACTCTATACAATATCAAAAGTCAGAATTATCCGCATACAAAACTAAGAGTAATTATTGATGAGTGTAAATCCGCCGAACCATTTGTTAGGGGTATCGAGGAATATAATGACATTTGTCAATATCTTCACCCGATTCCAGTAATACATAATGTTTATCCTGTTCGCTCGTCAATAGGAGCAAAACGCAATAGATTAATAAAAACCGCAAGGACTCCTTACTGTCAGTTTTTTGATACAGATGATTTATACAAACCTTCGGCGATAAAATACAATTATGAACTCCTGCATCGTCAAGGCGTGAAATGTGTAGGTTCTGATAAAATGCTCTTTTGCTATACAAGGGACAATTTCGGATTATGTGGAATAAACTGCGGAAATCAAATCCCACTCATCCACGAAGCAACCTTATTTTTTAATCGCAAATGGTTCGCATCTACTAGCAAATTCGCAAAAAATAGCAAAGGAGAAGGCAAGCGATTGCTTGAAGGTTTATCTGATAAAGTTGTCGCAATATCAGACGTTATGAAAGTTATGGTCTGTTTAGTACACGAAACGAATACAATAGATAAAGAGCATTTCAAAAAAAACCTCACACCTATGAATGAAGATCTTGTTGTATTTTTGAAAGGTCTGTTAGAATATAAAGATTAAAATCTATTCTCTAATATAGAATGGATTTATCTGACGAACAAATAAAGAAAATTGTTGAGGGTCATATGAAGCGTCTCGCGTATGACAGAAAACGATATCACGAAGTAAATAAGTTTGATCCCGAATTTGTCGCGAAAAATCGCGCTAGGGCAAAAGCACATTATCAAGAACACGGGGACAAAAAGCGAGAAACATACGCAAAAAATAAGGAACTATTATCCGCAAGGTCATCCGCCAGATATTACAAAAAGACCGATAGACTTGAACTATTCAAGGAGAGATATCCCGAAAAATATCAACTGCTAGTTGATGCTTCTGACCCTGTGCTTTCTTGATGTTTCTTCCGACGCTCTTCGCAATCCTTCTGATAACGCTCAACTTCTTCCTTATTATCTTCAAGTTCTTTTTCTAGAACCTTCTGCTTTCTGTCGTGTTCTGCTAGAACGACTGCACGAAGACCTTCGGAATCTTTCGCCCATTTTTCGTTAATTGCTTTCTGGTCTGGGTGTCGTTCCAACCACGCCTCAAATTCTTTCTTTCCCATTTTATGATTAACGTATTATTTTTATTTTGTATCAAATTTTTGCTTTGTTTTTGTCCTCTAAAATTTCCTCAATAACGTTGAAGGAAGTTCTAACCTCCCTTTCAATTTTGAAAAGAACCGCTGAACTATCATTAACATTAGCATAAGAACCATCTGGATCAAATATCCCTACGGTGATTGATGATAGTTTTGTGGGTTTTCCGATTGTGAATTGAATGTCGCTTTGTCCTCCAAAGTAATAATCAGACTGAGGGTTTTCCTTATTGACAACTCCCACTATCGGCATATTTGTGATATTATCACGTCCTCCCACAAATATCGAGCGAGGTACGATATCGCTTCTTACTGTATAATATCCTCTAATCATAGAAACGGGAAACCTATCCGCTGTGAGTTTGATGCTATCACACTTGACATTTATGACGGGAAAGTTAGGGAGATATTTGATATTCGGTCCTTCACCTTCGGGCGGTTCCTCCCAGACACCAGCAGCATCATAAAGATAGTAAGTGAAAGGGCAAGGCATATTTCCGCTGAAAAACGGAACCCCTTGATCGTTCGTAACCAAATTTTTAGTATTCGTAACCTTAACCTCGGCGTTTGTTGTGGGACTACGAAGACTATTGATATTAGTGTTATCCACACGCTTCAAGCGATTATTATCAGAACCGTTAAACTGTTCGTATGAGAATCCCATAATCCCCCAGAGACCATCATCCCACGTATCCTCATCGTATCCCATATCTTCAAAAAATATCCCCGATAAACTATCATAAATCGTATAGGGTTGATAATTCTTATTGAAGGGATTTCCGACTTGTGGTCCCGGTCCTTGTTCCGTGGTTCCGCTCCTAGTGTAAAGGGTAAATTGATCTTGATACGGGACAAGAGCGGGACAATACTCATTGATATTTTGTAGAGGGTTGATTTTGTAGATAGTAGCACCCTCCTCGGATGGAACATCTGCAACGAGAAAAATATCTTTCGTTTCTCCCGATTCTCCCTCAATATCATCCACTCCATAAAATCCTCCATCGGGACCCCGTCCTGCAAGATTGAGCGAAGTATGTAAATCAGAGAAGTTGAAATGCTCT